TATCAAGCTGAAGTAGGTAGTGATGTAATCCCAATTGCAGAAGTTAGTGTGAGAGAAGATGGTGTAGGATATGGTGGCCAAATTAAGTTTGAAATGAAATTAGACCCACGATTTGCAGCTACATTAAAAGATGCAACACAAAAAGTTTACTCATCAAACTCCAAATAGAAACGTTAATTCAGGGTACATTACTTTTATGTACATTACTGAATCTTTCCTAAAATGATTTCATATTTATATACGAATACAAAGATAGATAGGAAATAAATGCAAACACAGTTACTCTGTACATTCACAACTAAAGAGGAACTTCAAAATACCCTACAACTTATTAGAGAAACTTATCATATAGTTTATAACTATATTTACGTTCTTCAGAATAAGGGTAATTTGGATGAACTTTTTGTTACATATAATATTGATACTCAATATAGACCCGATAGACCATTAGAAGATACTATTTTGGTTCATCGTAAAAAACAAAGTAATACTCTTTACACAATCAATGCTCTAAACGAATTGGTGAAAGAAGAGAATGGTGGTAAGTTGGATAAATCATTTTCTATCGATTGGGATAAATTCAAGAACTCAATCATCGTTACCAACGTAGAAGGTACAAAAAAGATTTCTACAAGAATCTTTGAGGTAATTGAGTTTAATAAAAATTAGTTATAAAAAATAAAGTTATGCTTGATGACATCTATATATTTAATGATATAATATCAAAAGAAAATCAAAACATTTTAGAAGAGTATTTTAAATCAGTAAAAAATCTTTGGATTTCTGGTAATAATGTAGAATACATGATTAATAGTGATATTTACTTTCCACAATTTACAATCCCACCTCAAACAAAATACGATAAAAATATAAAAGATATTATTGATACTATACAATTAAATGTTGTTAACAATCTTAAACTAGAAAATGTACACACTTATAGAATTAAAATCAATAAAAATCCAATTCACAAAATTAAACCGAATGAAGATATTAGAAGTGGAATACATATCGATAGGTGGGAAAGGCACATGTCTATTATTTACTACATAAATGATACAGATGGAGATACTTGTTTTTATGAATATAACGATAATCTTAGAAATTGGATGAAAGATGTTGAATCTGAAAATTTCCATAAATTTAAAGAAATTCGTAAATCAAGTCCAAAAAAAGGAACGGTTTGTGTATTTGATGGAATGATTCCACATCATGGTAGCTATCCAACTAAAGAAGAAAGATATGTAATAAACATGAACATTACTACCAAGGATACTTTTACACTTTTATAGATTAATAAAATACTTAATATTTATGAGTAATAATCAATTTAAAATAATATGTTAAAAGCTTACGAAATACTTAAAGCATGGGCTATTTCATTTAACCCAACAGAAAAGCAACAAAAGATAGCTATTGATAGATTTAGTATTTGTGAATCATGTGAATTTAAGAGAGAAACTTTTAGAAATAAAGTATGGTCTTATGTTTGTAATGAATGTGGATGTCCTCTTCAAAAAAAGATATATTCACCAGTTCCGAATGCGTGTCCTAAGAAGTTTTGGGAAACGGTTGATAAAAAAAATGGTATTTTAATAGAAGAAAAACAAAATCATTCTTTATTTTAACAAAAATTATATTTATAGATACATAAAAAGGATACATTACTATGAGAGGAACACTAATAGGTACAGATTATTTATATCAAGGGGATGATGTAAAGGTATTAGAAATCAATACAAACACCGCTATTATAAGCAAAGGAGTTGAACATTTGGATTTAAATCCATTTTTTCAGTTTCTACAAGGATGGGAATTTTCTGAATTTCATTTTATTTATTCAGAAGCAATGACTATAGGAAGAGATGGTGATTCAACTATTTTTCTAGATACCCTACAACAAAGATGTGATGATATAGGAATTACATTTGTAAAACATGAAGTTGATGCTGATGCTATCACCATACCTAATGTAGAAGATTCTGAGGATAAATTTATATTAAGACAAGCATATGATGCATCTGCTATCGTTGATTCCTTATATTGTAATGATAAGATGGAGTTCTTAAACCTAATGAGTGGCTCTGATGATATCCCTGAATCATACTACTCTTCATCTGATGGATTTTTTGCTAATACGATAGATTTGGATACGGATATTGATGCATCTGAACCAAATGGAATTGTAAAATCGAGATATCCTGCATATGATATGGAAATATATCCATCAATTAAAAGATATGGAACTGAAGAAGAATTAACAAGTGATATAAATAACTTAGAAAGTGAAGATTATATTATTCAAGAATTCCTTACAGATGCGAAAAACTTTGTTGATGGTAGAAGTGTTGTTATGAGAGGATTTGATATTATATATGCACATGATTTACAAATTATATCATTGGGTGGATATAGAATGTCATCAAACGTACCAATGTCCTTCGCAGCTACTGCATTTGAAGATGATGGAATTACATTTGATTCATTATCAAGAACTAAATATATAACCAAAGCTTTAGCTGAAAAACAAAAAATACCATATCACACAGATTTAGAAAGTGATATATTAATGAGTGATGGTTCAATTGGTAACATAAGTACTATTCAAGTAGGTGATACTATTACATCAACATTATTTGAATTGATTTCAGGTTCTGAACATACTGGTGAACCAAGTGATGATTATTTAGAACACTATGGAAGTATGACCGTGACAACTGATACTTTATCCACTACTGGTTCAGAACTACAATCTATCGTAAGTCAAAGTATGAATACAATGTTTGTTAAAGCAACTTTTTCTGATAATAGCATTATGATTGATTCACCAACCTCTGAAGTTTATATAAAAACTTCTGGTTCAGCTGAAACAACTCAATTTGAATTTGTAAATAAACTATTAGTTGGTGATTCTATTGTATATTATAATTCTGGTTCTAATGAAATTACAAGTAAAGAAATTACAAACTTAGAAATGGTATGGCAAAATGATGTTACTATTTATAACTTAGATTTTGAACCATATGATTATTTCTTAGTTGATTCAAAACAAGGTGATGGTACATTTAGTATAATGCACAACATATGTACTTATTGTAGCTACCCATGGGCAGGATGTGGACATTACTATTGTGATAACAACTGTGGATATGCCGGTTGTAGTGGAGGAGGTTTTAGTGGAAAATCAGAAAGACATTTAAAAACAGATATAGAATTCATTGGTGAATCTAAAATGGGTATTCCAATGTATCACTTTAACTATAAAGATGTAGCAAATGGAATAGGTAGATTTATAGGTACAATGGTAGATGATTTACAAAGATTAGGATTTGAAGATGTATTAATACATAGTGAAGATGGTATCTTAGTAGATTATAATAAAATAGATGTACCCTTTGGTAATATAAGTAATTAAATTTTAATTAAAAAAAGAATATGATATTATGAGACAAAATCGTACAAAAGAAATAATTACAACAGAAATACATGGTCTTCCAACTAATGATAAAAGTAAATTAGACACTATATTTGCTAATATAATAGCAAAAATAAAAGAGAAGCACTTATCTTAAAAAGATAATTCACTTTTTATTTGGATATATCAAATAATTTTCGTATATTTACTATGTAAATAAGTAAGATATGAAGTTAAAGGATATACAAAAGATAGTTGAGGAAGTTTTCCCAAAGATTGAAAACTATTATGGTTACTCAAAACACTTTCCTGAAGTAACTCCTTATATCGAATATGAAACTTCTATTTATGGTAGAATGAGCGGTGAAGAAGATGATGGTAAGATGGGGGAAGAAACTCCAGAAGCTGAGTTTGATAGAATCGATAACTCAATCGTTCTTTATTATCCTAAGATGAAATCTAAAAAACATATCGTGGAAACTTTAGTTCACGAATACCAACATTACTTACAATCTCCATCTTGGATGACAAGATACTACAACATGGGATTCAGATACGATAATCACCCATATGAGATTGCTGCAACAAACGAAGAAAAAAATTATAAATTATTTATTTAAAATAAATTCAAAATAATTTGGATATTAAAAATAATATTCGTATATTTGTATAAATAAAATTTAAAAGGTTACAATATGGCAAAAAAATCTACAACTACAAAATCTACCCCAAGGGTAGTAAAACAATCTACAAAAAGACACAGTTTAAATATCAAACCTATTGATGAGGTTGAATACTCTGTAATCAAATACGATAATCCAGATATCGTAGAGACTATGGAAAAGGAATGGCCTGAGATGACAGATGAATTCAAAAGAATCATGTTTACTCAGTACGAACTTTTCTGTAAGAAACAAGCAAACTATGGACCAGATAACATTTCTGTTGGTTCTGATTTAAAGAGTAGGGCTGATAAAAATATAGCACTTACAGGTCTTTGGTTTAGAATGAATGATAAGATTCAAAGATTAAAACAAATGGTAGTACAAGGTAAGAAAGATGAGGTTGGAGAAGCAATCGAAGATTCATACCAAGACCTATCAGTTTATGGAATTATAGCCCAAATCGTTAGTAACGGTAAGTGGGCAAAATAGTAAAAATAAATACGAATTTTGAGAAGATTTTTCGGTGGTTTTTTCGATTTTCGTATATTTATATGTATAAAACACACACCGATAAAACAATTAATAATTAACACTAAAAGGTAAAAATCATGGCTTTAGACATTAACGCAATCAGAGGTAGACTGAACAAACTACAAAACACACAACGTAAATCAGATGCACTTTGGAAACCAACTCCAGGAAAACATCAAGTAAGAATCGTTCCTTACAAATTCAATCAAGATAATCCTTTCATTGAATTGTACTTTCACTACAACATTAACAACAAAACTTATTTATCACCACAATCATTTGGTAGACCAGACCCTATTGTAGAGTTTGCGGATAAACTAAAAAGAATGGGAGATAAAGAAGATTGGAAAGCAGCAAAGGCTATGGAGCCTAAGTTGAGAACTTTCGTACCTGTTGTTGTAAGAGGTGAAGAAGGTGAAGGAGTTAGATTTTGGGGATTTGGTAAAACTGTATATCAAGAAATCTTAGGTTACATCGCTGATCCAGATTATGGTGATATTACAGACCCTACAAGTGGTAGAGATTTAACAATTGAGTATAAATCAGCAGAAGAAGCTGGTACATCATACCCAACTACTACTATTAGAGTAAAACCAAGTGAAACTGCAGTAAGTGAGGATGCTACAAGAGCAACTTCGTTCTTAGAATCACAAACTGAAATTACAGATTTATATTCTGAATTATCTTATGATGAATTAAAATCAGTATTAGAAGGATGGTTAAACCCAACTGCAGAAGGTGAACAAGGTTCAGCATCTCAAGAGGTTCTATCTACTCCATCTAAACCAGCTGCACAAGCAGAGGTTAAAACAACTGCTCCAGTAGCAGCGGCTCCTACAACAACAGAATCTGCAAAGAAAACTGATGATGTTGCAGCAGCATTTGATGATTTATTCAATAACTAAACCAAACTAAATGGCAAAAAAGAAACAAGAAGTAGACTTGGCAGATATTCTGGCGGGTGAACTTAACAAACAAGCTAAAGATAACAAAGTAGCATTTTTCTTAGATGATGACAGTGCACCTACAAATGTAGATGGATGGGTATCGACTGGATGTGCTATGTTAGATGTAGCAATTTCTAACCGCCCTTATGGTGGGTTGCCAGTTGGTAGAATCGTTGAAATAACAGGTCTCGAACAATCAGGAAAATCATTAGTATCAGCTCACCTCCTTGCAGAAACACAAAAGCAAGGTGGTGTTGCTGTATTGATTGATACTGAAACTGCAGTAAGTAGAGAATTTTTAGAAGCTATCGGTGTGGATGTTTCTAAACTTCTTTATGTATCAGCAGATTCAGTTGAACAAATCTTTGATATGACTGAAACAATTATTGAAAAGGTTCGAGAAACATCAAAAGATAGATTGGTAACTATTGTAACAGATTCAGTTGCAGCAGCTTCAACACAAGCTGAACTTGCATCTGATTATGGTAAAGATGGTTACGCTACTGATAAAGCAATCATCATCTCGAAAGCGATGAGAAAGATTACCAATATGATTGGTAGACAGAAAATCTTGTTAGTTTACACTAATCAACTTAGACAAAAGATGAACGCTATGCCGTTCGGTGACCCTTGGACTACAAGT